CCCGCCGATGGCGACGGGCAACAGCGGGCGCAACAGTTCCGCGCCGCCGTCCGACAGGCCGATGTGTTTCGCCGTCCAGCCCATCAACAGAGGGGCAATCGCCCCAGCCAACAGCATGGACAGCATGATGGAAAAAAAGCCTGCACGGCGGGTGGATGCGGGGCGTAAACCCTGCACCACCGCACCCGTCAGGCCGCCCAATATCAGCGCGTCCAGCGGCAGACCGAACAACGTACCGGCGATACCGACTACACCGATATTGACCAAGTAGCCGCCGGCGGCGGCAGATGTTTCAAGTGGCATGGTTTCCTCCGTAAAAAAAGGCCGTCTGAAACGGCCTGTCATGCGATTTTAAAATCACGGTTTAATTGTTTAAGCAGCTTGGCAAGGTCTTTTTTGTGGATAAAGTCCCCGCCCGTGGTATTGATGACGATGGTATCGCCCCCGCCGCCCTGCCCCGCCATATCACGGATGGTCTGCGCGTGTTCCGCAGGCAATACCATCTCGTTTTCGTGCAGTTGGGTAAGCGGGTTGATGCCTGTCGGAATATCCCAGCCGCCCGCCGCCGACGGAATGCGCGTCGTGGTGGTGGTCGAACCTCCGCCGCCTCCGCCGCCCATCAACCCCATTACAGCCGCCATCATGGCTGCCATTGCAGCAACGGCGAGAATCGGGCCGACATACGGAATAGATGCTTGAGAAGCTGCTGCACCTGATGCCGCTTGAACAGCGTTACTACTGACGACTGCCGTTGTTTCCGTCGCTTTGGTTGCCGCCGTTTTAGCTGCTGCCGCAGTCTCTAAAGCCTCCTTAGTTCCGAAAATCATCTTGTAAATCGCTGATTCCTGAACCATACGCTGCATCATTCCTGCAAGCGGTTTTCTAACCATTTCTTGAATAAAGGTTTGTCCCATACTCTTGAAAAAGCCGTTCATCGCCTGACGGAAATTCTGCGTTCGTGACAACATGGCAGAGAAAGCCTGCCCCATCTGTTGCTGCGCTTCTTCCCAAACGTTCTTCCCGCCGTCTTGCAGCATTTCCATAACATTCGGTGCGTCTTTCCGGCGTTGGTTTTCGCGCTTGCCCTGATTCTTGGTTTGCTCGCGTTCGTGACCTTGCCCAAGTTCCGCCATTTGCTGTTTCAGCTTGTCTATGGCTGATTGGCTGTACGTCGGGTCTTGTTCGGCAAGTGCGATCCGTTCTTGCAATGCGTCATAGGCAATTTGGTAACGGCGGTTTTCAAACTCGATTTCCAAGTCTAAGCGTTCGAGTTGTGAAATGCGCCCCGCAGCTAAGGCTTGGTCTGCCGCGTCTTTCTCCATATCCAGCTTGTGTTTATCCAGCTTCTCCCATGCCGCCACTTGATTGATTTTGGCTTCGGTTGATTGCTTGGATAATTGGTCCTCAAGGGTTAGGATTTTTTCACGCAGTTTCAAGCCTGTTTTGCTGCCCGCATCAACCGTTGCCAGTTTTTCGCGCCAGTAGGCGGCCTCACGCGCTAAATCCCATTCTTGGTGCGTGAGCGTTTCGCGCTGCATTTCGCGGTGTGCAAGCTTTTGAGCTTTGATTTCCTCTTCCCAGCCTTGCATTGGGTCTTGTGCCGCTCCTGAGCCACCTGCATAACCCTTTCCACCGCCTTTACGACCTGAACCACCGCCACCGGTAGGCGCGTGAGTTTTGGCAGAACCACCACCGCCACCACCACCTCGTGCGCCTTTCATTGCTTTGGCTTCGTGTATGTTGGCCGCGCGTTCTTTGATGGCATTTGCCATTGCTCCGGCGCGGTCTTTCGTCATGCTGTCAACGATTCGACCACCAAGCCCGCCATCGTCCATCCTTTTGAGGTCGACGTTATCCAGCTTTTTAATGCCCGAACCGCCGACCATAGACGCGGCACTGTTGGCAAAGTCAATCATGCTGTTAATCATGCCGACTGCCTTGTTTACCATCCACTCAATCGCAGACAAAAAAGCGTTGCCGATGGACTTGCCAAGATTGGCGAAGAATTGCGGCATATTATTGGCGGCTTCTTTAATCAACATCCAGCCAGTTGCGAAGGTGTTGATATAGACGTTGATATACGCCCCGATGGTGCTTGAGATTAAGCTCATCACGCGCTCAAATACCGCCGACCATCCGCCGACACTCTCGTCAACCCATGCCGTCAACTCGCCGAACCATGATTTAACGGTATCGACAGCCTCGCCGATGGTTTCTGTGATGACTTGCCAGACGGCCTGTATCACGTCAGAAAGATTCGACCAGCCGCCGCCGAAAATGTCGATTTGGTCGCCAAATTGGGCAATCAATCCGATGACCGCGCCGATGGCGACCGCAATCAATCCGAATGGGTTTGCAAGCATGGCAACATTTAAGCCGATGACCTGCGCCGTCGCAGCGGTAACAGCAACCGCAAATCCCGCCATGATGGGGACAACTAAATTCAGGTTATCCGCAATCATTTTGATGATTGACGCAATGCCCGACATTGCGCCGCTGTCGTTCAGCAACCTAGAAATCATGCTTTGCCAGTTGTTCGAGAACACCGTCAGAGCCTGACCCATCGTCATTGGCATTTTTGCCGCCTGCTCGCCGAATTTTTCCGATGCGCCCGATATAGCTTTAAACAGCACATCCGCCGTCAGTTCACCCTCGCTACCCAGTTTTTTGATTTCAGCGCGGGATTTGCCCATATATTCCGCAATGGTATCAAGCAGGATAGGGGCGGCTTCAGCAATAGATTTAAATTCATCGCCTTGCAATACACCGCTGCCTAACGCTTGCGATAACTGCAAAAGCGCGGCGGCTTGCTGCTCCGCCTGAACGCCGCCAATAGTCATAGCGTTGTTCGTTGCTTCAGTAAACTGCAAGATTTCCTGTTGCGTGTAGCCGTAGTCTTTCAGCGCGCGGCTTGTCGAAACGTACAGGCTTGATGTTGATTCAAGCGATGCACGGGTATTGTTCGCCACCTCCAAAAGTTGACGCTGTACGGCTAAATACTCCGTTTCAGACGACGTGACTTGTCGGACTTGGCTGTTTATCGACTGCATGGCGTCAGCGGTATCAAGCAGGGATTTCGCAAATGACAGCGTTGCAAAACCGGCTAAAACCGTTCCGATTTTCCCCAGTCCGCCCGCTGCCTCTTCTGCCTTATCGCCTGTCTTGGCAAGTTCGGCGTTCAGTTCACTGACCTTTTCCTTGCCGTCGCTGACGCCCCCGACAAAATCGGACATATCAATGTCGAACGCCTTTTCCATCGATTTCTGCATTTCGGAAAAGCTGCGCGTCAATTCTGATCGCACCTGCCCGATAGCGTTTTCAATCTGCTTGGAAGCATTCGACGCAGAGTTTGCTGCCTGATTAAAACCCGCAGCCGTGCCGTTCTCGACGGTTATCTTGATTTTGGCTTCTAAATCGCTCATATCGCCACCTGTAAAAAAGCCGCCCGATACCGGACGGCGTTACCCTTCATGCTTTCATTTTCAGACGGCCTATGCTTCCAACAATTCCGCCCCGGCAAAAATACTGTCTGAATTGCCTTCTTCCACCGCCTTGCGGTACAGCCATTCTTTGCATGATTCGCCTTCGGCAGGCAGGCCGCCTATTGTCAAAGAGTGCGAACAAAGCGGATTGCGCCCTAATTCATGCGCTTTCTTCGATACATAACCGTTCAGCGTCGCCGTCGCGCTGCCGTACTTGTAGTCGATGCCCACATATTCGATAACGTGGTAGGATGCCACTGCGCCGGTGCTTTCGTCTTCGATTTCGTGCTTGATTGCGATTGCTTGTTTTGCCATGATTTTTCCTTTCTAGGCATTAAAAAACCCGCTTTCGCGGGCAGAAAAAAGCCGTCTTTTCAGACGGCCTTATTTAAAGAACACGGTCTTCCGGAACCAATACTTCAACGTCCCGCAATTCCATCCACTGCCAGCTGTTGTGTGCCGACAGGATGACGGCGTTGCTGCTTGAAGCCTGATTGACTTCACGCGTATACTGACGTGGCGCGACGGCGTGGTTAGCCGTACTGTTTGCCTTGATTGCCGTGGCCGTACCATCCTGCATCCAAACGATACCGTTCGCCCATTCGGGGTTGTTATCGGTCAGATACTTCAGCCGCAGGCCGTAGATGTCGTCCGGCAGGCCGTAGACTGCCTTCCACATTCCATTTTCCAGCCAGCCCACTTTCAGGCGGACGTAATCCGTCAGCCTGCGCCAGACCATTTTGCCGATTAAGGTTTTGTATTCTGCATCCGACGGCGACAGATAGGCCGTCTGAAGGCAGGGTATCGGCGTGGTCGGGGTTTCGTTTTCCGCCAACTGCAACCGCAGCAGTACGCTTTTGTTGCGCGGCAACACATACCAACCGTAGGAGGTGGTTGCCGTGTAGTCGGTTTTGACATCAATTGTGTTGCGTTTTTCATCCTTCATCACACTTGTAACCCGGGTCTCGAAAGAGCGGGAAACAGGCTGTCGCTTGCCGTCTACCAGAAATTCCGCCGTCGCCTGATTACGGCGGGCGTGGTCGGGGTTCACAGTACGTACCTCGAAGTCGGGGCGCACCATCATCGGCAGGGCTTCCGCCTGAATCGACGCTTCCCAAACCGTGTTCGACAGCTTCTTCATCCGCACCACCTTCATCACATCCCCCTCAATGCGGGATGCTTTGATTGTGCCGTTAAAATAGCCTGATTCCCCCTCAATCCGCCCTCGGACAACCGCATTTTGTGCGACCAGCGAACCGTCGGATATGACGGTAAATTGCCCGCCGCCGATATTCAGGCTGCCGCCGCTGATATTCCCCATATCGGCGGAAATAGCGGACAAGTTGTTCACATTCAGCTTATCAGCCGTGATACTTCCGGCCGCCATTTCTCGCGCGGTAACGCTTCCAGCAGTCAGGCGGTTTGCATTCAGCGTATTGGCCGCGATTTTGTCGCCATGTATCGTTCCGGCGTTCAGATTGTCGATAATCGCCTTACCGTTGACCACCAGTTCGCCATTCACGCCGACACGGTTTTTCTGCGTATCCACCGTAAACGGGAAAATATCGGCTTTGCCAACTGCTCCGACGCCGAAACGGTCTGCATTTACAATAAACTTGCTTTCAGGCGTTCCGTTTTTCGGCGTGGTTGCCAAGCCGTAGCCCGCCACCCTGCCGTTTACGTCCACCTTGACCGTGTACTGCGCTTCCAGCCCGTTAATGCTCCGGGCATGGGTTTGCACCGCCGCCGTATTGCCGTTTACTGATGTTTGCAGGGTCGTTATCCTTTCCGTTACCGCCCTGATATCGCCTCCAGCCTTGGTAACCGCCCGTTCAACGGTTTGGATATCTGCTCTTGCTTGAGCAGCAGCAGCCTGCGCCGCTTCGGCTACCCGCCGCACCGCATCGGCCTTGGCTTGCGCGCCGATTGCCGTTTCGTCTGCCGCCCACTCCGTCCACAGGTCTTTCGTGTAGTTGTACACGCCGCCTGCGTAGGTGTGTGCCGTATCGGATTTACGCCGCATGACCGTGCCGTCTTGCAGGTAGGCCGTCTGAAAAATCCTTCCGCCCGACGGATCGCCCCAAGGTACGACGGTTTCCAGCGCAGCAAATCCGCCGCCCAAGCCCAGTACGTCGGCCTGTTTGAACTCCGAAACCGTACTGCGCGGATGGTTGGCGTAATACCACGACGGCGGCTGATTGTCCTTGCGGGTGTCGGGTATCGTAAATTTTGCCTGCAACCGACGGATTTCTTCCGCCCGCGCCCCATCGTTGCGGACAACGGTTTCCCGCAGCATATTGATGCTGCCTTCCGCCGATGCCACGCGTCCGGCCAAGGTTTCCCGCGCCTGTGCTTCCGCCCGGTCTCCTTCCGCACGCGCCCGCTTTTCCGCTTCCAAACCTGCGGCGGTGTTACCCTGTGCGGCAGTTACGGCTTGGATTTGCCGCGCCTGTTCGGCGTTCACGGCTTCTTCGGCAGTTATCTTCGTGCCAAGCTCGCGTGCTTTGGCTGTCAAATCATCGGCCGCCTTTCTAAAGGCCGTCTGAATCCGCGCATTCACACTACCGGCTCCGCTGCCGTCTATCAAAGCGATTTTGTCGCGCAAGGCCTTATTCAAACTGCTTTCGGCCAAGTCGCGCA